CTCAACCGTTATCGGGGCTAGCTTCTTAAAGTTCTTAGCTGGCTTCCCTTTACCCGATACCCCTAGTCCGGCTCTAGTTCTGCGGGGTATTTCCTCTACCAGGTATTCAGCTACTTCCTTCATAGTTTCCCTGCTGGACGTTGCAATAACAATAGCCTTTAGGGCGTCTCTAATCTTTTTGAGTTCGCTCACTTGGATCCTGGTTCTGCGCTACTTGGTTATCTTCGTTAAACGTACCGTCGTTCTTGCGTTCAGGGCCAGCGCTTATCCCGGCAGAAAGCATCTTCTCCATGTCTTCGTCTTCTTCGTCTTTCAGTTCTTTAATCCAAGCGTCCAATTGCTTCTCACTGAAGTCAGGGTTCAACATACGTAGCGCCTGCTTGCGTGTCATAAGCTTCTGCTCGCGCATCAGTTCGATCTCTTCAATCTTCTGCTTGTTCGTCTTAAGGGGCTTCATCTCTGCAAACTTTATGCGGAAGGTCTCGTCAAACTTGACGCTGAAAGCACGATTCTCTTTAGTTATATTGGACGATGCCCACACATTCTGCATGACGCTCATTAGGTCCCATAGGCTAGTTTCAATCTGCCTGAAGTATTCGATCTGTACCTTGCGCTCCGCGCTAGTGTCGCCTTCATCGATTGCTTTGGATATACCGCTAGAGTCTCTGCCGTTCGACAGTTGACCCGTGCTGGTTACGCGGATCCCGATTGAGGAGAAGTAAGCGTTCACTTCAAATTCAATCATGTGCAGGATGTTTTCGATATCAACCTTAGGGTCAATGGTTCCAATCTCAGGGTCGCCATTATCGTCGCTACGCTCGCCAAGGTCTACCACAGCATCCGGGTTGATCTCTTGCCCTTCGAGGTCTGCATTCTTTGTCCATATAATAGAGTGGGACATGAACTGAGCAGCGTAGTTTAGATCTGCGAGAAGCTTCGGAACCAATACAGAGATGTCGAATCCCTCTTGGTTCGGGGCAGGTAACAATTCAAACTTAGATCGATTACCATATACGAAGGGGATCTTGCCGAAGGGGTTTGTCATGGGGAGGCGCATGTGAACCTGGATGTCCGGTCGGAGCTTGCCTCCTTCTTCCATTACTATGATTTCTTTGTCACTGTAGACAGCAATAAGCTGCGCTTCGTAGTTAGTCTTATCGTCCCTCTTGTCGTCTCCCTCGTTGTCGAAGTTTGGGGATACGTCTGGGTATACATTCCCGAGGATCTTCATAAAGACGGTCATCTTCGTAGGGTCTTTTGGGTGGTCTGAGTAAGGAAGGAATTGGTGAGCAGCGAGTACGCGGAACTTCTGGCTCCCTTCGTCCACATATGGTTCCAGAGCAAAAGCGTTCTGTGCATTGTACACTCTGTTGGCATCATTCATCACGTTGTCGAGGCTGGACATCCGAACGATGTTATCCATTATAGATTGGTCTGTCTTCTTGTCAGTGAGTCTGTTTGGCGCTTCTATGTACACTTTAGATAGCTTATCTGTGGCTTTACGGACCACATTCACCGGGGGGATGCGTTCTATGACGCGCTTGTAGGCAGTCCAGGAGATTACTTCTCTTCTAAGGCTAGCCTCCACTTCTTTCCGTACTTGCCCCTCTAGTACTTTGAAAAGGCGTAAGTTAAATTCCAGATACTCTCGGTTCTCATCAAAGTGTTGGACGAGTTCGGGTATCATTTCTATCAGTGGTTTTTGTGTTGCCATATATTACCTATAACTCACTTTAGCTTTTCGTTTGGGTCTCTTCATCGGATCTAAATGCCAACACGCGTAACCTAAAGCGTCGCTCATATGCTCCAGCAGCGGATCTTTGTTGCCGTGGGTAAGCTTCTCTAGGTCGCGTATTGTCCACATACAACTAGGAGAGATAACCAGCTTCCCGTGGTCCAGAAGTCGATTGACGTTGTTCTGCCTATCTTTGACTCCGGGGTTCTTAAAATCCACTATATGCAAGTTTGCTCTCCGTAATATTTCATGATCAGTTGTATTGGACGACGACCTGCGCCTGTTGCCTGTCTCATCCGGTACTATATTCAATGTCTGGAACGGGTATCTTCTGACGATCTCTTTCGCTGCTTGAAAGGTATTACTGTTTTCGAGGCGGATTTCATCAAAGATGTAGATCTTACCTCTCTCCTGTACAGCAAATAAACCGCACAAAGGATGTACGTTAAAATCAAGCCCAACATATATTGGTCGTCCACTGACATCAATTTCTCCACAATTCTTCTTTCTATCAAATGCGTAGTATATAAGACCCGCGTTTAAGTTAACAAACTGACCGTCTAGTTCCTGCTGGGCCAGCCTTGTGTCGTACTGTGCTCTAAGCGTGTCCACATACGTATCGCTTAAATGCGCTAAGTTTTGTGTAGTCTTAGCATAAACTACTGTACTACGCGGAACCGGACTTTCAACAAACGCTGAGTATAACCAATTGAATCCGTTAGGCGTTGTAGTGCCCTTCCACTCGCAGGGAGCGTCGCTGTCACGTATACGACCAATAAGAACATGGTAAGCTTCTTCTTTATAAAAAGCACACTCATCGGACCACGCCCATCCAGCTTCTATCCCCCGGAGCAGATCATACCGTTCCATGGAGATTGTGTAAATCTTAGCTTCCCCTATAGTGAGGATGCCTTCTTGGTTCTTATATACGTACCCGATCCCAAGCTGATCAAGCAGTTCAAATACTTTAGATAATGTTGCTTTCCTTAGCTGGGAATGAGAGTTGGCAGTTATTAGACCCACTGACTTTGGAAACCGCAGAGCCATCGATATAGCCCATAGTGCTCCGGCGTGAGTCTTTCCTGATCCTAATCCTCCAGCGAAAAGCGTGTATGATTCCTTACTCCCAAAGAATTCCATCTGGGCAGGGTTAAGATACACATCTAGTTTACTCTTTCTCATCGGACGACCCAACAGCTTTTAAAGGCTTTGAATAGTCACGTTCTCCCACGTTAATTACATCAGGCATCTTCTGTTCTTTATTGACGACCTCATGGAGGCCTCCAAGCTTAGCCTGTGCAGTGTTCGCGTCTAGAGCAGTTTTGTATTTCCCTTCGGACAGGGACTGTCTATATATGTGGTCATTTCTAGCCATGAGCTTGGCTCGGAGTTCGGCTCTCCCTTCGTCCACAACTGAAGCCATGGCATTGATTAGCGAGTAATACTGCCGCTCCATAGATCGAGGAGACAAATTATATTTAGTTGCCATTACTTCGCAAATCTGGGATTGGGTAAGACCCTCCGCTAACATGCGTTGCATATCGAGCTCTCTATCAAGCATTTGCCTTTTCGTAGACTTTTGGGAAATAACGACCTCCCGATCAGTTAATAGGGTGACTACCCTGTACTATACTTGCGAGTAATCGGCTGCAACAGTTTTGCAATATTCCTGCAACTATTTGGAAACACTTGGAATATATTTTTTTGGGAGGGTAATGTTCGCAAGAGTAATAGGAGGCTTCAATATGCGCAAAATCAGGAAAATAGTAGTTCACTGCACCGATTCAGACGATTCCCTGGATATTGGGGTGCGGGAAGTCAACAAATGGCACGAAAAGCGCGGCTGGCTCTCCCCTTTAGGCACAAGCTGTGGATATCACTACATTATTAGAAGAAGCGGCATAATTGAGCGGGGTAGATTGGACGAGGAAGTGGGCGCGCACGTAGCGGGGCACAATACAGATTCCATTGGGGTATGCTGGGTAGGCCGGAAGGCCCCTGCTAAGAAGCAAATGAAGAGCCTCAGACAGCTAGTGAAGGCTTTGATGTTAGAGCACCAAGTAGACATTGAATACGTCTTAGGGCACTACGAGTTCAACGGCGTCACTAAGACCTGTCCAAACATAGATATGATCCAGTTCAGGGCAGAAGTGGTATTTACAAAAGCAGCGAGGTAGGGTTTACATATGGGCTTGAAATTTGAGATGTTCAAAGATTTTCTCCTTGGGTTCCGCAAGTTTGCGATGGGAGCCGGGTTCATTCTTATCAGTTTAGTTATCACCTTATTGGGTCACCTAGAGGCCCAAATATGGGCGGAAACGGGTCGCGATGTAGTGGTCGCCTTTATGGCTACGAACATCGGAGAGCATCTGATCAAAGCTGGTAAGCAGTGGATAACAGACCAGTTTAAGATGAAAGTAATGGAGAAGCATGAAACCCAGAAGCGCTAAGGCCAAAGGCCGAGTATTTCAGCAGATGGTCCGGGATGCCTTCTTAGAGGCAGCAGGAGAGCGTCTAGAGAGAGACGACATCAGGTCCAACCCTATGGGAGCCCCAGGCGAGGATCTGTTATTCAGCCCCGCAGCAAGGCGCTTATTCCCTTTCTCCATAGAGTGCAAGAATGTAGAGAAGTTGAACATCTGGAGCGCTATTGATCAGTGCCTGGAGAATACAGGAAACCATGAGCCCTTAGTGGCTTTTAAGAAGAACGGCAAGGAGCCCTACATTGCGATACGTTTGGAAAAATTCCTTGAGTACTTCAAAACTGTCAATATACACGGGAAAGAAGGACCTGAGTGATTATAGGTCTTTAGACCTTGATTTCTCCAGACATCCCAGAACTCACGGGTGTTGGATCTTATGGATTCACCTCTGGAAGTATGAAATAAGGATACATAAATATGTTAAGCAAGATTAAGTACTATATGATTGTTGCAATTGTTGCACTTATAGCTGGCTACACACTAAAGCAGCCTGAAGTCAAGATTGAAACGAAAACAGTAACCCAATTCCAAGAGAGGGAAAACGTTCGCACTATAATAAAGGAGCGCCCTGACGGAACCAAGGAGACTGTTATTATCGCAAAACGCGATACTCTAGTCAAACAGAAGCGATCTCAGATCGAAACTAGAGCTATCCCGAAGAAATGGCTTGTAGGGGCCTCAGTAGGCTCGTCACTGGACGCACTACCAAAGCCTACGTACACCATTAGTTTGCAGTATAAAGTCCTCCCTGGGCTGTTTGCTGGCTTCTACGGGAGAACTGACGGAGAAATAGGCTTAGGGCTATCATATAGCTTCTAAGTTTGGTTTCTTGAATTCATCGTTCATCTTGCTTTCCTCCCTATTAGTTTCCTCATTAAAGTGATTTCCTGCTTAAGCCGCTGGCGGCGGGTCGTCAGATCCATCATCCACTCCGTCCACGTCGCCTGTTGGTCTATCGTCCGGCACGAGGTGTAAACCTTCTCTAAGTATTCGTAAAGTTCTCTTTCCTTCATTTCTATCCTCCAATATTAGTCCGCATTCTGCGCATATTATGTGGTATAGCTTTTCTCGCTGCTCCTCACAGTTACATACAGGGCATTTCATTCTTCCTCCTTATCGTCCCAGTCAAAGGTACCTACCTTCTCTACCTCTTGTAATATAAACTCAGCAAGACCTTCAACCTCCTTATCTTTTATGATATCTCGTAAGTACCCACCAATATATGCCTCCAGGTCTGATTGCATGTCTTTACGCGTCATTCTTCCTCCTTTATACTAATGCTTCTAACGAAGCTATAATTATCTCCCCACACGCGGAGGGTTTTAGGGCTCTCTCTGATAAAGGTCTCCCCGCACTCGCACCCAGTAGATTCCTTAGATCGCGAGCTCATTATTTGATCCCCGCAGAACCCACACTGCACAACGTGCCTCCAGCCCGCTCTCCATCGCTCTTCTCGTCCATCAACCATAATATATCTCCCATTTGGGTAGTTCACTCTTGTCTATCTTCAGAAGTTGTCGTTTAAGCTCCGTAGGGCCTACATCAGTTAACATATACCAAACACCGTCAACTATTATATAATCAGAATACGACTCTACGTAGGACACCTCGAAGTAGTGTCCGTTAGGCATACCCATATGTTTGTATTTGTTTCCTTCCATCATTTTATACCCCTTTCCAGAGCACACATCTTAATGAATACCCCGTACATCTCTGTTCGTCTCTCAGTATAACCTTGATCGAGACCGATCTCCTTATATTGCTCTATCCAGTATTTGATAGGCTTGTCTACGCATCCTATTCGAATACGATCTTCGTGGCAATAAGCGAAGTGTTGGCCTCCTTGAAAGCTTAGTATTTTAGTTCCATGAAGATTCGCCCCCTGAAGATTAGCCCCCCGAAGATTTGCCCTATAAAGATTAGCCTCCCTAAGATTCGCCTCCTGAAGATTAGCCCCCTGAAGATACGCCCCCCAAAGATCCGCTCTTTCTCCTGATGGATTCCCATCGAGCCATAATTTATGCTTTCTTAATATTTCTTGTATTTGTTCTTTCTTCATGTTTGTCTCCTTTTACACGTCTCAATAAAAGCACCATACTCTTCGATGTCTTGCTCAGTATAACCTTGATCGAGACCGATCTCCTTATAATACTCTACCCAGTATTTGATCGGCCTATCCACGCATCCTATTCGAATACGATCTTCGTGGCAATAAGCAAAGTGTTGGTCTCCTTGGAAGCTTAGTATTTTAGTTCCATAAAGATACGCCCCCTGAAGATTCGCCCCCTCAAGATTTGCCCTATGAAGATCCGCCCCCTTAAGATTCGCCCCCCAAAGATTAGCCCTATGAAGATCCGCCTCCTGAAGATTCG